CGGCGTGCGACGGGATGTCCGAACCTCGTTCGGGATTGTTTATAACTCAACAGCGACGTCAGTCTTTCGGCCTTTCCTATCGGACAATGATCGGGAATGATCAGTCAGACGATTTCGGCTACAAGATCCATCTCGTCTACAACGCGCTCGCTTCTCCGACGACACGAACGAATGGGACCCTCTCCGAAACGACCAGCTTGAACGACTTCAGCTGGAAGATCACGACGAAGCCTCCGGCGGTTGTCGACTACAAACCGTTCGCGCATGTGGTGATCGACTCTCGGTCCACCGACCCGTCGGTTCTTTCGCTCCTCGAAGACGCTCTTTACGGCACCGATTCGGTTTCAGCCAGCCTCCCGACGTTCTCTGAACTCCTCGGGATCTTCGACACCATCGGCACTCTAACCATCGTTGACAACGGCGATGGAACATGGACAGCTACCGCTCCGTTCGACGTCATCGAGATGACCGGAACCGACACGTTCGAGATCACGTCGCCAACTGCCGTCTTCATCGACGCCGACAGTTACACCATCAGCTCCGCGTAGAAAGGTGGTCAAGTGGCTACCATCACTGGAATGACAGCTACGGCCATGCAGGCCATCCGAGATGCGACAGTGGTCGATGGTGATTTCGACTCGGCGAACCATCTCATCATGACCAGGGAAGACGCAACACAGTTCGATGCCGGCGCCATGAATGCGGCGACAACCGCTTTGGCCGGTCCCGTCGAACTCGCCACGTCGGCGGAAACCAGCACCGGCACGGACGCCGTTCGAGCAGTAACGCCGGCCGGTCTCGCGTCCGTTCGTCTCCTGGCGAGCAACGCCCTCTCCGAATCTGCCGACATCACCTCGTACCCGCCCGGCGATTCGGTGATGATCCTGACCACCAGTTCCGGCTGGACGCCCAACTCGGGTCTGGGCATGGTTATGTCCAGCATCACCTCGACGGACCGAGGCGCTCAGACTTTCTACTCGAGCGCCGGCGGCACCCAGTCCCCAAGGACTTGGACGAGGACCTATCACAGCAGCAACGGCGGTGGCGGCTGGACGGGTTGGACAGAGAACGTCACCCTGTGGAACCTCACCGCGTCCAGCTTTACCCAGACCACGACGATCGCCAACTACCCGTCCGGTCTGTCGAGGATCTACTACAACAACACCAACTCGGGCAGTTGGGACTTCTCTGGAACATGGGGGGAAGTTAAAACCTATAAGGGTTCCGACGACTTCACTCGTCAAACGTTCACCGAACACATCGGCGGAAGTACCAACCACACCCGAGAATGGGTTCGTACGTGCACGACGTCCGGTAGCTGGTCCGCTTGGCAGTCCGTCATGCTGGCGGACAGCAATGCCTCGGCGTGGCCCACTTACACACCTGTGTGGACCTCTGCCGGCACAGGAACCCCGGCTTTCGGTAACGCCACGATCAGCTGCAGCTACTTCAAGGTCAACCGTAAGGTCGACGTCAGGTTCGAGATCACTTTCGGAACCACCACGACCTACGGGAACACGGCCACCAGCGACAACTGGCAGTTCACCCTTCCCGTTGCCGCAGCCAGAAGCGGTGACAGCCTTGGAATGCTCGAACTCCACGGCGCGAACAACAACACCATATGCATCGGCCGGGCTCGCACCAACAGCACAACCACATTTCTCATAGGTGTGAACAGCGGCTACGTTGGCGCGACAGCACCCACCAACACGGGCGATGTCGACTCGGTCACGCCCTTCACTTGGGCCAGCACCAACTCGATCAAGGGCAACCTCGTCTACGAGTCGGCGGCCTAGTAAGGAGACACTCAGTGCCCTCTCTTGAAATTCGAGTTCCTGTTGGGGACAGCAACAACGGTCTCTACCAGGTTTCTGTGACTGACAGCGACCCGGGCGAAGGCGGTGGTGGAGGTTCTTCGTTCCAGCTCACAAGCGATCTCAGCACCGTAACCACGACAGCCTTCGAAGCAGCCATACAGGCCTTCGCCGACTCGATTGTCGCGTCATCGCCCACACTCAGTCTCGTGTCGATCACGAAGACCGTGGTTTCCGACACCACTCTCTGACTCGAAGGAGCCGAAATGATCAGCTTCAACACAACCGGCTCCTTTGATAGCACAGAGGCGTTCCTCAAGAAGATGTCCAAGCTGAACATCCTCTCGGTGATGAACTCCTGCGGTCAGATCGGCGTCGAGGCTCTCCGGACAGCCACCCCCGTCGACACTGGTCTGACCGCAGGTTCCTGGAGTTACGACGTTCTGGCCAAGAACGGTTCATATTCCATCAGTTGGACCAACACCGACATCGAGAATGACTTTCCGGTCGCGATCATGCTTCAGTACGGCTACGGAACTGGAACCGGAGGATACGTGCAGGGCCGGGACTACATCAACCCTGTGATGAGACCCATATTTGACCAGATCGCAGACAAGGTATGGAAGGCGGTGACCTCCGCATGAGCAGCATCGACCAGCGTGTTGTTCACATGACGTTTGACAACAAGCAGTTCGAACAGGGCATCGCCTCGACTCTCTCGTCGCTGGAAAAGCTCAACAAGGGTCTTCAGCTCCAGGGAGCCACCAAGGGTCTGCGAGATGTCGACGCCGCCGCTAAGGGCGTCTCTCTTTCGGGCATCGCCTCCGGAGTCGATTCCATAGCGAGCAAGTTCACGGCGATGTCTGTGATCGGCATTACCGCTCTGACAAACGTCGCGAACAAGGCGGTCGACGCTGGTCTTCGAGTGGCGAAAGCCTTCACGATCGACCCGGTTGCTGCTGGCTTCCACAACTACGAAACCCAGATCAACGCCATCGGGACGATTCTGGCCAACACGGGTCTCGAAGGGGAGAAGGGTCTCGCCAAGGTCAACAAGGCTTTGGGCGAACTGAATACGTACGCCAACCAAACGGTGTACAACTTCAGTGAGATGGCCAAGAACATCGGCACCTTCACCGCCGCCGGCGTGGGTCTTCAGGACTCGGTCAACTCGATCAAGGGTATCGCCAACCTCGCCGCTATATCGGGCTCCACTTCCGAACAGGCTTCGACGGCGATGTATCAGCTGTCCCAGGCCATTGCTACAGGCACGGTCCACCTGATGGACTGGAACTCCGTGGTTAACGCCGGCATGGGCGGTAAGGTCTTCCAGACCGCTCTGATCAACACGGCTCGGGCCAGCGGCGTCGCGATCGACAGCATCATCAAGAAGTCCGGCAGCTTCCGAGACAGCCTTCAGAAGGGTTGGCTCACCTCGAAGATCCTGACTAAGACTCTTTCTCAGTTCACTGGAGACCTGAGTCTGAAGCAGATCGAGGCCATGGGCTTCACCAAGAAGCAGGCTGAAGAGGTTCTGAAGCTCGGCAAGACGGCTGTCGGTGCCGCCACCAAGATCAAGACCGCGACTCAGCTGACCGACGCGCTCAAGGAGGAAGTGGCAACTGCGTGGGCCACGATCTTCAAGACCATCTTCGGTAACATCACGCAGGCCACTGAGCTGTTCACCAAGATCCATGTTGTTGCGGAGAACGCGCTCACCAAACCCATCTATGCGCTGAATACCCTGATCAAGGGCTGGGACAAGCTCGGTGGGCGGAAGGTTCTGATCCAGGGCCTTAGTGATGCCTTCCAGGTCCTCGGCGCGATCATGCACTCCATCTCTGGAGCCTTCGAGGAGATCTTCCCGCCGGCCACGGCCAAGCAGTTGTTCGACATGACGGTCTCGTTCAGGGACTTCATGGAACGGCTCAAAATGGGAGACCAAACTGCCGACGAACTGAAGCGTACATTCGCCGGCGTCTTCGCCGTCCTCAAGATCGGCTGGGATATTGTCTCAGCAGTCGGCAAGGCATTCCTGGGTCTATTCGGCACGGTCGGAAATGGCTCCGGGGGATTCCTCAAGGTAACTGCCAGCATCGGCGACTTCCTTGTAAAGCTTGAGAAAGCGATCAAGCAGTCTCAAGTGTTCACCTCGTTCTTCGGGACGATCGGGTCCATCCTCTCCATTCCGATCCAGCTCCTGCAGATGCTCGGTTTGTACGTTGGTTCCCTCTTCGACAAGTTCGACGGGGAGAAGGCAACCAAGGGACTGAGCAACGTCTCGGATCAGATCAAGTCTCTCGGGAAGTACAGCCACGTGGCTGTCGCTATCTGGGATGGGATGGTCGGAGCACTCAAGACTGTAGGCGAGTACGTCGACAAGGTCTGGACGAAGATCTCAGGTTTCTTCCACAACCTGGGTACGTCCGGAACCACCACTAGCAACAACTTCGGCGCTATCCTGGCCGCACTCGACACCGGACTGTTCGCTGGACTCATACTCCTGGTCAAGAAGATCGTCACGTACTTCACCAGCGGCGGCAACCACGGCCCGATTCGAAGCATCGTCGAGTCCATCAGGGAGCCGTTCGAAGAGCTGACTGCCACACTGAAGACCATGCAGACCGTACTCAAGGCAGCAGCTCTCCTTGAGATCGCGGCTGCTGTGGCCATTCTGGCATTTGCGATGTCCACTCTGTCCAAGATCGATTCCAACGGCCTCATCAGGGCCAGCTCAGCGATCACGGTCATGTTCGGGCAGTTGCTCGGGGCCATGGCTATATTTCAGAAGTTCATCGGAACCGCAGGCTTTGCAAAACTGCCGTTCATGATGCTCTCCCTGATCGAACTCGCTGCGGCCGTAACCATCTTGGCCAAGGCTGTCACGATGATGGCTAACCTGGACTGGAACGGACTTGCTAAGGGTCTGACGGGTCTTGCCGCAACGATGGCCATCCTCGCGGGTGGTCTGAAGTTGATCGGAAACCCCGAAGGTCTCGTTCTTACCGGGTTCGGTCTGACTGAAGTCGCCGGCGCCATCGGCGGTCTTGTGGCTGCGGTAATCGCCATGGCGAAACTTGACTGGAACGGACTTGCTAAGGGTCTGACTGGTCTTGCTGCCACTCTGGCCGCACTCGGTCTCTTCGCGAAGTTCGCGGAGGGAAGTGGCGCCGGAGCAATCCGCACCGTAGGCCTCGTTCTCCTGGCGGCCGCCATCAAGATCCTCGTGAGCGCCATCAAGGACTTCGAGGGCGTCTCGTGGGAGAACATCGCCAAGGGTCTGACGGGCATCGCGGTCCTCCTGGGTAGTTTGGCTCTCTACACCAAGTTCTCCGATGCCAACAAGGCCGGCGTGCTACAAGGTGCGGGGATCATCCTTCTCGCGACGGGCATCAAGATCCTCGTCAGCTCAGTGAGCGACTTCGGGGCCATGCCTTGGGAGCAGATAGCCAAGGGGCTCGTCGGCGTCGGTGGTCTACTCGGAAGCCTGATTCTCTTCACCAAGTTCTCGGAAGCGGACAAGGCTGGAGTCCTCCAGGGCGTTGGGATCATCCTGCTCGCAACAGGGATCAAGATCCTGGCTAATGCCGTGATGCAGCTCTCTGGTCTCTCGTGGGAGCAGATCGCTAAGGGTCTGGTTACTTTGGCCGGTGCGCTGGCTATCGTCACCGCAGCGTTGATGCTCATTCCTCCGACGGCGGTTCTATCGGCAGCCGGAGTTCTGGTCGTAGCCATGTCTCTGGGCATGACTGCGGATGCTCTCCAGAAGATGGGCGCGATGAGCTGGGGAGCGATCGGCAAGGGGCTCACATCCCTTCTCGGGGCACTCACGATCATCACAGCAGCTCTGTACGTCATTCCCCCGACTGCAGTGCTCGGTGCGGCTGGCGTTCTCGTTGTGGCCCTGTCTCTCGGTAAGATCACCGAGGCTTTGGCCAAAATGGGAGCGTTCTCTTGGAGCGCTATCGGCAAGAGCCTGACTGAACTGGCTGGCGCTCTCGGCATCATCGCTCTCGCACTGGACCTTATGCCGGAAGCTCTTCCGGGTGCGGCAGCATTGCTGATCGTCACGGCTTCTCTGGCTGTTCTGAGTCCCGTCCTTGAGGCGTTCGGAAACATGTCTCTGGCGGAAATCGGCAAGAGCCTTCTGATGCTGGCCGGCGTCTTTGCGGTCCTCGGTCTCGCTGGACTGGTGCTTGCTCCGGTCGTTCCGGTCCTCATCGGGCTCGGTACCTCGATCGGACTGATAGGCGCCGGCGTTCTTCTAGCGGGGCTCGGCTTGTCGCTATTCGCTGGGTCCATCAAGGTCCTCGGCGAGAACCTCAACGGGTTCGGCGACACGATCTCCAAGGCTGGTTCCGGGTTCCTCAAGGCCATTGAGGGAATCCTCAAGAACATGGCTCTCGCGGTCGCCAAGGAGGCTCCGCTGATTGTCGGGGCTTTGCTTAAGCTGCTGTTGGAAATGCTCCAGCAGTTGAACACTTACGCCCCGAAGTTGGTAGCCGCTGGTCTTCGACTGGTGGCGAGCATCCTCCAAGGAGTCGCCGACAACGTCGGTAAGGTCCAGGCCGCGGCGGTTAATGTCGTCCTCGCTTACATCGCGGGAGTCGGCAAGAGTCTTCCGAAGATCGTTGACGCTGGCGTCAAACTGATCATCAGTTTCATCAACGGTCTGAGCAAGGCAATCGACGCAAACTCGTCAGCACTCGGCAAGGCCGGCGGTCGACTGGCTGTCTCGATCATCGAGGGCATAGTCAAGGGCCTCGGCTCTGGTGTCGGACAGGTTGTGAAGGCTGCGGAGGGCATCGCCAGTTCCGCAATCAACGCAGCCAAGAAGGCACTCGACATCAACTCGCCTTCGAAGAAGTTCATCGCAATCGGTCAGTCTGTCAATGAGGGCTTCCTCAAGGGTCTGCTGAGCGGCGACAAGAGCAAGGTCGACGCCGTATTCAAGGCTTTGTCCGAGCAAATCAAGTCGGCGATGGACGCCTCCGCCAAGACATCCGCCACACTCGAAGCGAGACTCAAGAAGGAAACCAGCGCTCGTCACAAGAACAACGACGAAATCGCGCGCACCAAGAAGGAGCTGGCACAGGCCAACAAGGAGCACAAGGCTGAAGCGGCAGCGTACGATGAGGTAACGAACAAGCTCACCAAGCAGCACAAGGCACTCGACCTCCTCACCGAGAAGTACAACAAGAACACTGCCGCTCTTCAGAAGGCCCAGGACACTCTCGCCAACGCGATCAAGACTCGCGATGACTACCGGAAGCAGATCACGGATGAGTTCTCGACTCTTCCGACGATCTCTACCGGCGAGACTGTTTCCACTTACGAGCAGGATCTCTCGACGCAGATCGAGAAGACCAAGGAGTTCGCGAATGTCCTGCAGAGGCTTCGTAAGCTCGGTCTGAGCGACGTAGCGTACCAGCAGCTCCTTAATCAGGGGCTCGATGCGCTTCCGTTCGCTCAGCAACTGCTCGACAGCGGCAAGACCGGAGTTGCTCACCTCAACGATCTGGACAAACAGCTCACCGATGCTGCCGGCGCTCTCGGGAAGACGGCTTCGACTCAGCTGTACCAGGCTGCTGTCGACTCTGCTAAGGGATTGGTCGCTGGCCTCAAGGCTCAGCGCAAGGCCATCGAGAAGCAGATGGAGATCATCGCCGATGCGATGGTCAAGGCCATCAAGACGAAGCTCGGCATCAAGTCCCCGTCCAAGGTGTTTGCCGAGGTTGGTGGATTTTCCGCGCAGGGACTTGTCGACGGTCTGGACGAAATGTCCGGTATTGTGGAGAAGTCTGCCGCGTCCATCGGGGACAAGGCTGTGGCGTCTCTGGGCAAGTCACTTTCGGGGATGTCCGATCTGGTATCAGGCAACTTCGACGTGTCTCCGACCATCACTCCGGTGTTGGATCTGTCCAGCGTCAAGAAGAGCGCCGGTCAAATTGGAACCATGCTGAGTACACAGCCGATCACGGTCGACTCTGCATATTCCAAGGCCCTGGCTGTTGCTTCAAGCCAGATGAGCACTCAGGGCACGGATGCCGCTAGCACTGCTTCGACTCAGGTCAAGTCGGTGACGTACATCCAGAACAACACCTCGCCGAAGACTCTGAACGCGGCAGAGATCTACCGTCAGACGAATAACCAGCTGTCCAGGACGAAGGGAACTCTGGGTTGATCACGCTGATTGAAGCTCGAACGGCCCAGGGCACACTCCTGAGCTTGCCCCTGGAGGACGTGTCCTCTGGGATCATCGTCGAGGAAATAACGGGTCTCGACCCCGTCAAGGCGACAATCGTGTCGTCGGCTTTCGCGTCAATGGACGGGGCTCAGTACCAGTCTGCTCGACGCGAGACCCGCAACATCACGATGACGTTGGGGTTGAGTCCTGACTATCTCACGAACAGTGTCCGTGAGCTCAGGAGTGTGCTGTACAGCTTCTTCATGCCCAAGAGTCAGATAAGCCTTCGCTTCTACGACTCCGACGGCTTGACCGTGGATATTTCGGGGAGGGTGGAGTCCTTCGATTCCCCTCTCTTCGTCTCCGAGCCGAAAGTCGTCCTTTCGATTCTCTGCTTTGACCCGGACTTCACAGACATCACACCTGTCGTGTTGTCCGGGTCGACGGTCACCAGTACAACGTCAAATCTCTACCAGTACGACGGAGAGGTCGAGACCGGGTTCACGTTCGTCTTGAATGTGAACCGAACCTTGACCGAGTTCACGCTCTACAACAAGCCGGCGGACAATGTGACCCGGACCTTGGACTTGGCGGCGTCTCTCGTCTCCGGCGACGTAGTGACCATCAGTACGATCGCCGGCGCCAAGAGCGTCAAGCTCACCAGGTCCGGCATCACGAGTTCTCTGCTGTACGGGATGACGACTCAATCCAGCTGGATAGAGCTCTTCCCCGGCGACAACCATTTCCGCGTTTACGCGACTGGTGCCGCGATCCCGTACACCGTCACGTACACCACACGGTACGGAGGCCTGTGATGGAGGTGTATATCCTCGACAGTCTTTACCGTCGCACAGAGGTAGTGGACAAGTTCGATTCTCTGATCTGGACCGAGAGGTTTTCGGCCTACGGCGATTTCGAACTGAAGCTGCATTCGACCCTGGAGAACAGAAACTTGTTCCAGCAAGGGGTTAAGCTGGCGATCAACGAGTCATATCGTGTCATGACAGTGGAGACTGTCGAGGATTCCATCGACGACCAAGGTCAGCAGATTCTCACGATCAAGGGCCCTTCTCTGGAAGCGGTTCTGGATCAACGTCTAGCTCGTGCGGCCATGACGGACACGACAACCGATCCAACGTGGTCTCTGACTGGCACCCCCGACGCCATCGCAACGCAGATGTTCCACGATATTTGCGTCACTGGGGTCCTGGATTCCGGGGATGTGATCCCTCTCATAAACGAGGGGAACATATTCACGGCAGACACAACCCCGGCGCCGACGGACAGCATTACGTACACGATCGATCCGGCGACCTTGTACTCTGCGATGAAGAACCTGTGCGACCAGTATCTCATGGGTTTCCGACTTGTTCGGAATTTCGATACCGCTCAGCTGTGGTTCGACATCTACATGGGGAGCGACAGAACCAGTCATCAGACGGATTTCCCGGCCGTCGTATTCAGTTCCGAGCTCGACAACCTGAGCAACACTTCGGAGCTGAAGTCAATCGCGCTGTACAAGAACGTCGCCTACGTCATATCCCCAGTGGGGACGGAAGTTGTATATCCGGTGGACGTCGATCCGACCACAGCAGGTTTCGACCGCCGGGTTCTCCTTGTCAACGCCACTGATATTACGGACACCGATCCCGTGGTGGCGTCAGCTCTGATGATCCAGCGCGGAAATGAGGAGCTGGCCAAGAACCGGCGCATATCCGCGTTCGACGGCGAAGTCAGTCAATCGAGCCAGTATGTGTACGGGACTGACTACAACCTCGGCGATCTCGTCGAGCAGAGGAACGCCGACGGCGCCTCAAGCAGTATGCAGGTCACCGAGCACATATTCGTGTTCGACAGTCAAGGAGTTCGTTCATACCCGACTCTGGCAGTCACTCAGTTCGTCGTGACTGGGTCTTGGACCGCACTTCCGGCCGACAAGGTTTGGAGTGACTACACCACAGAACACTGGGCGGATCTGCCCGGATAGGAGTTTGAAATGGCCGTTGGCGATGAAGCTCAGGACGCCGGCTACGCGCTCGTGTCACCCACGACCGATTTCGTCAAGGACGGAGCCGAGGAAATCAACCGAACCCGCGACTACGTCGCTGAGGTTCTGGCGACTGTTCCCACCGGGAAGGCTGCGTTTCGTACTGCAGCCGGCATTTCTTCCGGCACGGCCGACCCGACCGGTGGGAACGACGGGGACGTCTACTTCAAGATCATCAGTTAGGCGGTGACGTGACCTACTGGACTAAAACCACCGGCACCAATGGTCTTCTGAAGATCAACGATACCGGCGACGACGTCGAGTTCTGGTTCAAGGCCGGCGATTCCAGCGACTGGTACAACGGTCTGGACTTCAGCTACACGGCCAACGGGTCAACGTCGACCAATTCCATCGACTACCCCACGGGTGCTGACTGGTACAAG